ACCTTAGACACCGTCCGTCTGTAGGGGGGTTAGCCCCAGTGAGAGGCGATTACCCGATGGGAATCATCGACCGAATCAAGAGCTTCTGCCGTCCGGGGCCTGTTGTCCATGGCCGCCTGCCGCAATGCGAGCCGCCAACGGACCTTCCACCCCCGCCCCCCATCCTATACGGGCATGATCCGAACCGAGTCCTGGGGAAGGCGGTAGAGATTGAGCCGGGGTGTTGGGTGGTCCGTTTCGATTTGTGTTTCTCGTACGACGTCGGAGCCCACCAATGACAAGTACCCACCGTGCATCCGTCACCATCGACGGAACCGAATACGTCTTGCCCTTCGATGGCGAGAAGATCATCAACACGACGGGCCGGGTAATTCCGGAAGGGACGCCGATTTACCTCATTGTCTCGCCAGCCGTCGAGCCCCCCGGCTACGTTCCGCCTGACCCTCTTGGGGAGATCGACGTTGGGCTTCGGAGGCCCCGCAAACTGATTCACGAATCCCTCGCCGACACGATCCACGAATCCATCCCGTGCGGCGAGACCGACCAGACAGAGTGCCTCAAGTGCATAGCGTTCGCTGGGCCGCGGACGTGCCCGGGGGCGGGGAGGGAGAGCACAGTCGATGAGCAAGGGAGAACACGATGAACCGACGTAGCTTCGGGGCAACGGTAGCCGCGTTTGTGGCCGGGATGCTTGGTCGGTGGAAAAGCGTGAAAGCCACAGGCAAGGCGGGCAACGGTGGTGACACCGTCGTTGCACCCGGTGCGGGTACCGGTCCGGGAAGACCTGGCAACGTGACGTTCCAGTGCGGGCCTACGGGTGCCCACAAACCTATAAGCGGGAGCATCAGCTTCGTGGTGCCAACCGAGGGCGGCGGGTCAGGGAATGTTCTCACATTCCGTCCCAACGGGGATTTCGTGTATCGAGGAAAGCTGGTCGAGACGGACGTCGAGCTGTACCGGGCGTTCAGGAGCTTTCTGGCCCCGCACATGGGCCTCGGGGCCCTGGGGTAGCAATGCGAATAACGATTCACAAAGACCACGGCCTCACAATCGACGACGTCGGCGATACGCCGGTCGACGTTTTCATGCACGACAGCGGGAGCGTGTCGGTCAGCATCAACCCCAGCGATGAGGATGATGACGACGGGGGCGATCAGGAACCCGATCCGTGTTGGTCTGACTCGATGCTTGGGAGGAATTAGCGCGTGAAGATCAGAGATAGAATCAAGAGCCTTCGCCGGGTCAAGGCTTCCGAGATCTTGCCTCACCCGAAGAACTGGCGAGTTCATCCGCCGGAACAGCAGGACGCCCTCCGTGGCGTGCTGGCGGAGATCGGGTGGGCCGGCGCTGCATTAGTCCGGGAGACAAAGGACGGCTTGCAATTCATCGACGGCCACGCCAGGGGCGATATTGCCGGCGACACCAAGATCCCGGTGCTGGTGCTCGACGTGACGGAGGAGGAGGCCCGGAAGATCCTCGCGACTCACGACCCCCTCGCGTCCATGGCTACCGCCGACGAGCAAGCCCTCGGCGAACTGCTTGCCCAGATCGACACAGAAAGCGAATCGTTGCAGGAGATGCTGGACGGGCTGGCGGAGGGCTTCGGCGATGTGCCGGACGAAGAGGTAAAGCTGAAGCAGCTAGACCCGAAGCCACCGCCGAAAATGACATGGGCGTTGATTGGCATTCCAACAGTTCGGTTTGGCGAGATCGCGGAGATTGTCGAAGCGATCGCGGAGTTGCCGGAGACTATTGTGGAGACGACGGCCAACGATGGATAAGCAGATCGACAACTCGGGCTTGGCTGCCAAGCTGGAATTGCGACGGCATTTCCTGGCAAAATACCACGCCGACAATCCGCCGCACGTCCTGGATTGCTGCCAGGGTGGCGGGGTCATTTGGGAACGTCTCCGGCAGGAATTCAAGACTGCCTCTTACTGGGGGGTAGACACGAAGCGGAAGAAAGGCCGAGTGAAACTGGACTCGGTGCGGATCTTGGCTCAGCCAGGATGGCCGCAAAACGTGGTGGATATCGACACCTACGGGAGTCCGTGGAAGCACTGGGGGGCGATGCTGCCCAATGTGAGGGGGCCGCTGACGGTATTCCTGACCCTCGGGGCAGGGCGACACCAACAAACCGTACTTGACAAATTCACGCTCACCCGCCTGGGGCTGGGGGGTCTGTATGACCGGCTCCCGAAGACGTTAAAATCGCTGTATGTTTTCCGCGACATACACCTAAGTGCTTGCTTGACAAGGGCTTGCGACTTTGGTATCATCCTGGAAGAGGTGCAAGCCGCGTCGGCTGGCGATACCCAATACGTCGGGTGTCGCCTGGTACCCAAAGCGAACGGCCGCGAGGCGGCAACCCCGGGCCGTTCTGAACATCCTGAACCTGTAAAGGAGGTGCGGAATGTCTAGTGGAAATTCTACCACGATCAGCGGCACAAAGGAGTGGAGTGTTGCGTCCGTCAATTGCGTGAACGGGTGCTCGCACAACTGCCGGTACTGCTACGCCCGGTACAATGCGGTGGAGAGATTCGGCCGTATCTCGGCCGAGGACTGGCCGACGATGCAGGTCCGTCCCCACGACGTGCGCAAGCCGCGGAAGAAGCACGACGGCCGGGTGATGTTCCCCAGCACGCATGACATCACGCCCAAGGTGCTGGTGGCGTGTACAACCGTTCTCGAAAAGCTCTTGGTCGCGGGCAACGATGTGTTGATCGTCAGTAAGCCGCACCTGGAGTGCATTGAGCATCTCTGCCGCTACCTGGCCCGCTACCGATCGCAAGTCCTGTTTCGGTTTACCGTCGGGGCGTTGTCTGAGAGCATTCTGGCTTACTGGGAGCCGGGTGCACCATCGTTTGAGGAGCGGCTTGCTTGCCTGCGGTACGCGCGGAAGCAAGGCTACGAAACGAGCGTCAGTTGCGAGCCACTCTTGGAGCCCGAGCGAATTGTCGAGTTGGTGAAAACGCTCTCGCCGCATGTGAGCGACACGATCTGGATTGGGATGCTCAACAGCATCAACTCTCGTGTGGTTGCTGGCACGTCTGCCGCAGAGATCGCCCGCATACGGGAATGGCAGAACGTGAAAGACCGGGTGTTGAGAGTGTACCACGAACTGAAGGACCTGCCGTATATTCGATGGAAGGAGTCTTACAAGAAGGTATTGGGCCTTGAGCTAGCCAAGGCGGCCGGCCTAGACATCTAACTCACGGAGCCCCCAGCGTAGCTCACCACAACACGAACACGCCCCCCCGGGCCCGGCCAGGTCGGGGAACAAGGGCAGCGCAACAGCCGTGCAGGGCTGCACTCTTTGCACGGCTGTTTTTTCATGCCAACAACCGACCCGCTCCGAGCCGCCGAGAAGAAGTTGGAAGATCTCCGGCGGCAGGTTCGCGCGGCCCAAGGGAAACGTGGCAGGCCATCCGAACGCGACCGAGACGCACTCGCCAAACGCGAAAAGCGTCTCGAAGCTCGCCACGTCTACGCCCGGTCATTGACGCCGGAAGAACGTAAGGAGCGACTCCACCGCGAAGCCGATAACGAGCTGTGGATTGCTTCCTACTGGCCGGCTTTCAGTCCGGACCCGTACTATTCGCTGGAGCCTCAGCAGCGGCAGATGGTGGAGGACTTTTCGGCCTTGTTGTCAGAGGGTGGTGACCGGGCGACGGCCGCCTCTAGGGGGGAGGGTAAAACCACCCTGGCCATCGCCCTGACGCTCAAAGCTATCTTGCAAGGTGGCGGGCAAGACTTGTGGATTATCCTGGGTGCGACATCGAAAAACGCAACCGACATACTGGAGACGATCAGAACGGCCCTTGAAGAGAAGACTGAATTGGCGTGGTATTATCCCGAAGTCTCCGAAGCGGTGCAGGCATTGGAGGGCACCGTCCAGCGGGCTAAGTTTCAGGTCCTAAGTGGAAAACGGTTTGACACTGGCGAGCTATTTGAGATGGCTCCGACCAAGTTTCACTGGACTGGCGATCGGCTTGTCTTCCCGAACGTCCCCGGCTCGCCATCGGCCGGGGCTATCATCATTTCCCAAGGTCTCGATTCTGCCTTGCGGGGAATGCGAATCAAAAACCGGCGACCGAGAGCGGTGATAATCGACGATCCGGATACGGACGAAAGTATCCACAACCCGACCCAAGCCTCCAAACTCCTGCGAAAGATCGATCGCAGCATCGCAGCCCTCGGGTCGCAGCGTCGACCCGTGTCCCGGCTCGTACTCTGCACCTGCGCAAGCCAAGTCTCTGCCGCCGCCCAACTGACCGACCAGGAGAAGTACCCTTCCTTCCGTGGCCGCCGGATGCGGTTCATGCTAACACCCCCGACGAACCAAGCAGCTTGGAAAGAATTCATCAACCTCTGCAAGCAGGGGTGGACCGGCGAGCAAGCCGACGTCAAGGAATCGCCAATCCCACGGATCGCCCATGAGTTCTACCTGGCCCATCGCGCCGACATGGATGCAGGCGGGGAGATCGCGAATCCACACCGCTACGATCACCGCATCAGACCGGAAGGTGGCACGGTCGAGGTGTCGGCGGTCGAGCATTACTATGGTTGGGTCGCTCGAATCGGTCCGGTCAGCACCGCGACGGAGTTCGACAACGATCCACCCGACGAGACGGGGCTGCTCGACCTGACGACGGAACAGATTCGCGATACCCGCAGCGGGTACGGCTACCGTGTAGTTCCGCCTGGCACCGCGCGGTTGACCATCGGTGCCGACGTAAAGAAGCTCGGCCTGCACTGGGCAGCGGTCGCGTGGGATGAGCGGTGCGTGGGTTCGATCGTCGAGTTTCACTTCTGGCGATTCGCAACGGCAGGGCAAAAGCCGGAGGCATGTGAACATGCTGTGTTGGAAGGGCTCCGCGACTGGTGGCAATGGATTCAGACCCACAAGCCGTGGCGAGAAGACCTGGAGTCAGAGTCGACGGCCCGGTTCCCCGAGTGGACGTTGATCGATAGCGGGTGGAAGGATGAGGGCTGGTCCGTTCAACCGGTAACGGTCTTCGCATCCGAGGTCGGCTTTGGGCGTTGCCTGCCGTGCAAGGGGTTTGGCCGATACCGACGGCCGCAACCGCAAGTGGGAATCCGGCCTTTCGACGAATGCCACATCGACCGGCGGACGCGCTCGCCGCTCTGCGAGATCAACGCCGATGCGTACAAGACACGGGTCCAGGAAGCGTTCAAGGCCGACTTTGGGACGCCTGGCAGCATGGGGCTACATGCTCCGCGTATTGGAGCCGACGGCCGGCAGAAGCGAAGCTCGCTTGAGGAAGAGCGAGAATTTGCATCCCATATCATCAGCGAGCAATGGGATGCGACAAAGGCGAAGTTCCTGCCGCCCAATGGTCCGAATCACTATCTGGATGCCGTGGCGTTAGCTCGCGTCGGTGCGGCGCTGGCCCGGCTCTCGTCGATCCCATCGGAGGCAAAAGCAACCAAGCAGGCCATGAGCCTTGCGGAACTGGCGGCCCAATGACGGACGCTAAAACGGACACGAAGAAACCGAAGTCGTTGCAGGAGCTAAAGGCCGAAGCGGAGAGTACGCCGGGCGGCGGGAAGGTACGGACGTGCCCGGGGTGTGGGAAGCGGTTGTTCTACGTCACGACGACTTGGGAAAACAAGGACGGGACGATCCGTCGACTTCGGAAGTGCTCGGCTTGCGGGCATGTAGCCAATTCCTCGGAGGTGTTTGATGAGTGATTCCGCAGAAAATGTAGGCGACATTGTGATAAGACGTCGGACCATGCCAGCGTATGCTCTCTACTGCATCAGCCAGGATGGTTTCGGCATGGGGCCATTTTTGGTAACTATATCAAGGAGCGAAGCGTACAACTTTGCCTGCCAACGAGGCAAAGGGAACACTCGATCAGCAAGGTTGCGGGCAGCCAGGAAATACGGTTGGCGAGTTGTTCGAGCAACCGTTGACTCTCCTGTCTAGTCGTATCTTGCCACCCCTGGCAATTCCCCCTCCCCACCCGCAACATTCCCTTGACCAAACCCACGAACCCGCCATAACCTGAAGCAGACAAACTGATCGAGGCGACGCGCCGGCCGGATCACCCGACGCGAAACCAGCGCAAGCAAAGGCCACACGAGGTCGTGTACTCGTGTGGCCTTTTTTATTGCGCTCGCCTCGGTCGTGACATAGGGAATAGCCATGGCAACCCCAACCACGATCGCCGACGCGCTCGAGCAGGCCGCGCTCAACCCGAAGTCCGCAAGCACGGACAAGGGGCGGGTTGACGGGCACGACATCAATTCGCTACTCGCAGCCCTGCGCCACGAATCGGCCCAGGCCGCCGCGTCAAAGAATCACTTCGGTCTCCGGATCGTGAAGCTCGAAGCCCCAGGGGCTGGTTGATGGATCTTGGCACAACCATCGTCGTATCGGCCTCAGGCGTTTCGGAAGCCATCAGCCCGCGCAGTTCGCGCCAGCCGGCGACGGTCGACATGGACACACCCCGGCAGATCCGTGGTAGCTACGATGCCGCCTCCCTTGACGGGATGAACACGCGGCACTGGGTTGCCGCTGATGCTCTCGACGCCGACTCCGCCAACAGCCTCACCGTTCGTCGTCGCATTTCTCAACGGGCCCGGTACGAACTCTCAAACAACGGCCAGGGAAAGGGCGTGCAGCTCACCCAGGCAAATTACGTGGTCGGCCGAGGGCCCAAGTTGCGGATGCAGACCGGCTCCCCTGGTTTCAATTCAATGATTGAGGCCGAGTGGAAGAGGTGGGCCAAGGAAGTGAAGCTGGCCAAGAAGCTGCGCACGGCCATCAAGGCAAAGGTCTCGGACGGCGAGCCGTTCATTATCATCGCGCAGAACCCGGGAATGCGACACCGCGTCAAGCTCGGGCTGCGAATGGTCGAGTGCGAACAGGTCACGACGCCATATCTCGGGGCCAACGAGCCGAACAAGATCGACGGTATCGAGTTCGACGAATACGGCAACCCGCGTTTCTACGACGTGCTCAAGAATCACCCGGGCAGTGCGTGGAGCGGGCTGAGCCCAGACGTGGAGCGGGTGCCCGCCCGGTTCATGCTCCACCTCTTCCGCGAAGACCGGGCTGGCCAGCACCGCGGCGTCTGTGAGGTGGCCCCCTCGTTGAATCTGTTTGCGCAAAGTCGACGATTCCGCGAGGCTACGGTCGTCAGTGCGGAGAACATCGCGAACTTTTCGCTGTTTCTCAAAACCCAATTGCTGCCCAGCACAGAGGCCGACAGCGTCCGGCCCCTCTCATCGTTGCCGATCGAGAAGGGAATGATGACGGCACTGCCTGCCGGCTATGACGGGTTCCAGCCGAAGCCAGAGCAGCCGGCATCAACTTATCAGGAGTTTACGCGCGAGCAATCGGGCGAGCAGGCGCGGCCGCTCAACATGCCGAACAACATCGCAAGGTGTGATTCTAGCGGCTATTCGTTTTCCGGCGGCAAGCTCGACCACCTGACTTATTTCGTCTCGGTTGATGTTGAGCAGCAGGACATCGAAGAGGACGTTCTCGATCCGCTTTTCGATGTGTGGTTCGCTGAAGCTGTCCTCCGGTTTGGTTGGGGCGTGCCGGCTGATCCTCCGCCGAATCATGCCTGGGACTGGCCCGAGAAGCCGGTCATCGACGAGGTCAAACACGCCAACGCCAACAAGACCGATCTGTCGACCGGCGCTGCGGTTCTCCGGCGTCTCTACGCCAAGAAGGGTTTGGACTTTTCGGAAGAGCTGCCTCGCATGGCCGAGGACTACGGCGTCACGCCCGACGAGATGAGGGCCGCGCTCTTCCGGGCTCACTTCGGTGGAGGTGCGCCTGCACCCGCTGAGCCGCCTGACGACCAGGACAACGACGAACCGACGCCACCGCCAACACGAGGTCGGAACCGCCTAGCCACCGCCGGCCGCAACGGAAACGGGAGCGCTCGATGAGCAGCAAAGGAACCAAACGTCGTAACCATGCCGATCGCCACGCGAAGGCTCGCATGATTCGCGCGATGGCCAAGCAGGGGGCCATCCTCATGGAGGCCGTTGGTGTCGAGTGGATTCAGGCGGCCGACTCGGAAGGCGACGCACCGAAGCCCAAGCGGTTTTCCATGACCGCCTACACGGGCGGCCCGATGCAAGTCAGCAACTACGGTCCACCCGTGGTGATCGATCTAGCTGGCCTCACGGCAAAGGCTCCCATTCCCATTCTTCGCGACCATGACCCCTCCCGCGTGGTTGGTCATGCGGACGAAGTTACGGTCGGCGATTCCTCCCTCAAGCTCGCTGGCTTCATTTCCGGGGCAGGGCCCGATGCGGCCGAAGTGCAGGCTGCCGCCGCACTCGGTTTTCCGTGGAAGGCATCGGTGGGTGCGCGTCCCGACAAGCTCGAATTCGTCGGCGAGGGAGTGAAGACGCAAGTCAATGGGAAGACGCTCACCGGCCCCCTTGAGGTCGCTCGGAAGTCGACGCTCGGGGAAACCAGTTTTTTGGCGATGGCCGCCGACCGGAAATCAGTTACTCGAATCGCGGCCACGGCCGCCCCAACCACAAACGAGGAGGCAAGTGCCATGAAATTTCAAGAGTGGATCGAGGCCATGGGCCTTTCGCTGGATGAGTTGCGAGAAGACCAGAAGCAGCTTCTTCAGGCCAAGTACGACGGCGAAGTGACGGCCGCCGCGGATCTCAAGAAGGCCAAGGAAATCCAGGCCGCGGCATCGAAGGACCCGGAGGCGATCGAAGCGGCAGCCACGCCGGCGGTTGTCGAGGCTCCGACGTTCGAGTTGGCCCCGGTAATCCTCGCCCACGAAAACCACCTCACGGCGATCGAAGCGACGGGCCAAAAGTACCAGGCGACGGTGCCGGCCGAAGACTTCGCCAAGCTGATGCACGCAGCCCGCACCGGGGCGATCGAAGCGAAGGCTGCGGCACTCAAGGATCAGTGGCCAGCCGCCCGGCTGGAGGCGCAGCATATCGTCGCTGCCGCACAGCTTGAGGCGGACATGATGGTCGCCGTACGCCCGAAGGGTCCGGCGATTCATTCCAGTAGCCAGGACGTGTCGATGCCGGCCATCGAAGCGGCCTTCTGTCGCTCGTGCGGAATGTCGGACGAGGCACGGGAGAAGCAGTTCACGCCCGAAGTATTGGCGGCCGGCGACCGGTACCGGAACATCGGCCTTCAGGAGCTATTGCTGATTAGCGCCTCAGAGGGTGGCTACAGCGGACGTCAACGGGTCGGCGTCGACAATCTCCGGGAGGTGATTAAGGCCGCATTCAGCGTCCATACCATCACCACCATGTTGACCAGCACCGGCAACAAGCTGTTGCTGGACGGCTTTAACCGTTTACCCCAGTCGTGGCGGCAGGTTGCCGAGGTAAAGAACGTCTCGGACTTCAAGGCTGTCACCATGTACCGCATGACGGCGGACCTCGAATACCTAGAGGTTCCTGCGGCCGGCACCATCGAATCCGGAACGCTTGCCCAGGAAGACTACAGCATTCAGGCCAAGACCTACGCCCGGATGCTCACGTTGACCCGTCAGGACATCATCAACGATGACTTGGGCGCGTTCAACGACATCCCGAAAAAGCTGGGCATGGGGTCGGCGATCAAGATGAACAAGGTCTTCTGGACCGCTTGGCTTGCTGCCGTCGACGGCGGTGCATTCTGGACTGCCGCCCGAGGCAACTATCAAACCGGAGCCCTCACGGCGCTCGGCGAAACTGCCCTGAACACGGCCGTGCAGCTCTTCCGCGATGCGTCTGGGCCCGACAACAACCTGCTCGGGTTGGAGCCTGAGTTCATGCTTCTGCCCTCCGCCTTGGAGGCCACGGGGCGAAAGCTCTATGTCTCCCAGGAGGTTCGGGACACGACGGCATCGACCAAGACGATGGTTGCCAACACGTACTTCAACCGGTTCAAGCCTGTGATTATTCCGGAGCTTGGCAACAGTGCCTACACGGGCTACTCGGCAACCGGATGGTTCTTGCTCTGCAACCCGGCGATTCTGGCATCGGCCGTCATGTGCTTTTTGAATGGCCAGCAGGCTCCGGTCATCGAGTCGACGGATGCTGATTTTGACACGCTCGGAATCAGAAGCCGTGGGTACTCAGATTTTGGCACAGTCATGTCCGAATACCGAGCCTCGGTTCATTCCGCCGGTGCGTAACCCGTTTTCCTCAACAACCCAAGGCTACCGGTGAAGGTGGCGTGAAACTCAAAACAGGAGCAAATCAAAATGGCTCAAACTCCATGTCTCGTTCTGAAGCCCGGTAGTGTTGTCGAGCACACAGCGGCAGCCGACATTATCGCCGGCGAAGTCATCGTGACTGGCTCGATTCCCATGATCGCCCTTGGTGCTTGCGACTCTGGCGACAAGTGTTCGCTTGAGAGCGCCGAGCAATGGAAAGTTCCGCAAAACGCGGAAATCATCACGGCCGGCGATGCCGTGTACTGGGACGACGACGGAAGCCCCTACGGCGGCACAGCGTCCACTGGTTGCGCTACGGCTACCGCGACCGGCAACACCCTAATGGGTGAGTGCCTCGAAACGACCACGGCGACGACTACGTATGTGAAGATCCTTCTCACCGCCGCCAAGCGAACGGCCACGATCGCCGGAAGCGTGACGGCCGACGACATCACCGGGAGTGACGCCACCTTGGCCATTGCCGGGTTGTCCGCCGCCCAGGGTGGGCTCGTGTCCGTTACCGGTGCTCTCAGTACAACGTCGGGAAATGCCGGAGGCGCTGCCTCGCTTGTTGGTGGCGTCGGTGGTGCAACTGGTGCCGGCGGTGCTGCCGTCGTGACTGGTGGCGCGTCCGGGGCCACGAGCGGCACGGGCGGGGCTGCAAGCCTCACTGGTGGTGCGGCTGGCTCGGCTGCCGGCAACGCGGCCGGCGGTGCCACTGCGGTTGCCGGTGGACTCGGTAAGGGAACCGGAGCCGGTGGTGCCGTGGGTGTTACGGGCGGCGTGTCTGGTTCTGGTGCGACCGGCAATGGCGGTGCGATTGCCGTCGCCGGTGGAGCCGCAGCCAGCACGGCCGGGACCGGCGGTGCGGTGTCCTCTACTGGTGGAGCGGGAACTACATCGGGTGCCGGTGGGGCCGCGAGTCTCGTTGGCGGTGCAGGCGGCACGACGGCAAGTGGCGGCGCGGTTGCCATCGCCGGCGGTGCAACCATAGCGGGGGCAACTGGCACGGGTGGAGCCGTCACCGTTACGGGTGGAGCCAACGCCAACACGACCAACGGTGCCGGCGGCCCTGTTACCACGACGGGCGGTGCCGGCAAAGGTACTGGTGCCGGTGGCGAGGTCGGGATTGCCGGTGGTGCTGCTGCCGGGTCGGCCGATGGCGGTGCTGTCGTCGTGACTACGGGAACGTCTGGTTCTGGCATCGCAGGAAACATCCACCTTCGCGCCAAGGTGCTTGGCTACCAGGGCACTCCCGAAACGGCAATCGGTGATGCCTCGTTGACAGACGCTCAGATGCTTGGCGGCATCTTGGTTGGTACGCCAATCGCTGCTGCAGCGTATACCGTCCGGACCGGTACGCAGATTGAAGCCGCGCTTGGTGGCACGCTGGCAACCGGCGACAGCTTCGACCTGACAGTCATCAACCTCGGCGGCGCTGGGGACATCATCACGATGACTGGGGCGGCAGGTTGCACGTTTGTCGGTTCGGAGGAAATTGACGACGACGGGGCCGACGTAGTCAGCTCCGGTACGTTCCGGTTTGTTCGCGGGGCTGCAAATACCTTTGTGGCCTACCGTATTT